GATAATGATATTGCATATTGCGATACATTTTCGTCCAGGCTTTTGTTTGTTCTGGTGTATCAATATGGTCTAACATATATGTTTTCTTAGGAGTGAGAACATAGTAAAAATAGTTAGTTATAAACGCGGAAGTGGTTGAAATACAAACCATAGACATAGTGGAAAAGGTTTTATTCATAATCAGAGTATTATACAAAATAAATAATACGGCAATAAGGAAACCTAAACCATATCCAGTATAATAAATTCGTGTTCGTTCATCAACAATTTCTTTGTAAATTCCTTGTAATTCATCCGGTAATTGTTTTTTATACTTTTTCATGGTATCATTGTTCGACATAGCATTTGTCATATAAATCATTCCAATGATAAAAACGATTGAAATAGCACAACTTATTCTACACGCCATTGTATAATATACAGTATAGTATACAATGATAGATAATTTTTACGTTATGGTTATATTAGGTATATTGGGTATTATTGTAATTGTTAGTAATATTATTGTTCTTATTGGGTAATTAGCATGTTTGTTTTTCGGTAGAAAAAAAGAACACCTGTACTAACCTACCATCATCTTTGTTAGTACCGAAATAATCCATACTACTATGAAAATGATTTGCATTAAAAATAACTAATCGATTGAATACATTTCCAACTTGGTCGACTAAGTCCCATTTGGTAACATCTTGTGAATGTTCATCCATTTGTGCTTTATTCTCTTTTATTTTTTGTTCTTGTTCTAAGCGTGTTCCATCTTTATACCTATATAATCCGGTCCCTGAAGTAACGGGTGCGTCTGGGGTTAAATACAAAACACCCGCCCAATTATTCCATGAATCTACATGAAACCAAGACCGATTTCGTGATGTTGTATATTGAAACGCTCCATTATAGTTATTGTCTGTTTTTTCCAAGGGAAAACGTGTTATTTTTCCTCCAAATGGTAATACCCATCGTTGGATCATGCCTTTTATTTCCTCAGTAGCATGTGATACGGTTCTTTGTCCTGGATAATTACCTCTAATCTTAAAGTCCTGTGTAAGTATATATTCTCGCGTTTCCATTGGGTTATTATAAAAATTATCAATAATAAATAATATAGGAGTAGGTGGTTGTTGAGTTATGGCTAATTTATTCTCATTCTTGTTCTCGGTGTCTTCCTTTCCTATCTCTGTAATCTTCATTATACCCTTATACGTAAATATAGAAGTAATTCTTTATATATTTACATTTACTCTATTTTGATTTTGGTAATCGGCTTTCTGCGTGTATTTTTAACGCGCTTACGAAACGTTTTGTTATTTTGAATACCTCTTAATAATCTCATTTGAGCGGCAGCCTTTTCCTTAGTAGAACATTTGGCGAACACCTTTTTAGATTCCGGATTATATACTTTGTAACAAGGTTTATTGCGAACTTTGCGAGTTTTGTATGGCATTCTATACATTAGAAAAAGAAAAAATTAATACAGTTCGTAAATTTCGGCAGTGTATATAGGACCGCCATATACAACCGCGGTTTGATACATACCATTTGCGGACACTGAAATAGCTTGCCAAACTTGAGCGTTAAGCGTTGGGTCAGGCGACCTCTTCCAATTCAGTCCAAAATCGGTAGAAACAAATACATATCCATTTTTTTCTACTGCGGTTTGAAACCGTCCACTTGCTGATATTGAAATTGCTTGCCATTGTTTGTCACGCACATTCGCATTATCATTCTTCGTCCAATTGACGCCAAAGTCATTCGATGTATACACTTCACCGGTAACTTCAATCGCTGCCATATATCGCCCATCTGAAGACATATCGCACCCTACCCAGTTATGATCGTCAAACTCACTATTTGTATCATTAATAATGGTGGTTGTATTCCATGATTGCCCGTAATTTGTGGATAAATAAATCGCCTCACAGACAATAACCTGTCGTTTTCCATCATATGACATAGACATACCTGCGGTAGGAAATGATTGAATGGAGTTATACAAATCTCCGGCAATATTCGTGTTACGCGTCCACGTTTGTCCGTAGTCGGATGATTGGTACAACCCATCTCCAGAGGAGATAACTGCTTGATATTGCCCGGTAAGGCACATTGTTACAAAGATTTGAGAAGTTCCGAAATTATAAACCTGAGCCCAGCTAATTCCATAATTACTGGAAACGTAAATATCTTTACCATTCACTGCGGTTTGGTATTGACCGGTTAACGAAATACTAATGCTGTTAGTAAGCGCAGTCCCAATATTTTGGCGTTGTATCCATGTAGTTCCAAAATTATTCGATGTATATATGTCTCCATATTCTTCAATCACAGTTTGATACTTACCACTTGCGGAGATGGATACCGCAAGCCAATTTTGATTGCCTATAGAGGAGTCTGTTTTGTTATTCCATGATGCACCATACTGGTCGAAAGCACCTACATCATCATTTACTAGGGCAATCAGTATGGGGACACTGTAGGTTTGTGTAATATTCGTGGTCGTGGAAGTGGTTTGTTTACGAACATTTGTTTGTGACTCAGAATAATTAATTAAGTTATCAATAAATGACAAGTTTGTAGGTCCAACGTTACTAATCGGACTATATGGTTCTTGTTCTATGTCTACTTTCAAGGTAATATGAATACCATTGGGTATATACAGCAAATCTCCTTCGATAAAACCATCAGTAACTCCAATATTTTTTTCTTCTGGGCGATTGTCGAATATATTCGTTCCTGACGCATAACGTAAATTTTCGCTAACACCGTGAACTTTGAAATATCCAGATAGGTCGGTTACTACGGTCCCATTGATGTTAAAATCAAATTTATTAAACAATTGTATAAGTGCGCTGGGGTCAAATACTCCCTGATTCACATTATAATGTTGTTCTCCTGCGAAGAGCGTAGAAAAGCCATAGGGAGCACCGAAATATTCTAAAACCGTGTAGTTAAAATCACTATATAAAGTTGATAATCTTCCCATAGAAACGATACTATCGGTAGTAATGTATTTTAATAAATCTTCGGATGTAATTGTAACCGTGTCATTTACTAACATGTCATTACTGGCATCGAACTCCAGAAAAAGCGTTTTATCATTGTTTTCATCTTTGGTAATTCCAATTCTATCGTTCATTCTACGAACTGAATATTGTATTTGAAGAGCATCGGTAACATCAAATCTATTTGCGACCGTAGTATCTTGTACTTGAATCTCCGGAAAACTTTGTTCTATTGCGAATCCTCCTGATGAATCAATGGCATAATTATCACCTACATATGCTCCATTGGAATTTTGTGTATTAGGTGGATATCCAGACATGTTATATACACTATAAAAATAATTTTTATAGATTTTCCAAATGTAATACTAAAGGGGCGGTATATATCTTACTTAAAAGTATAGGGGGCGTTTCATTTTCAGTGGTATAATCAAGACTTGTAAGTTGGGCGGGTGTCTGACTCAACAAATCCAATCGTATAGACATTCCAGAGGACAATGAAATAATATCCCCGGCTATAAATCCTTCTTGGTATGTTTTATTAGAACGATTATTAAACGGGTCCTCATTGTAGAGGCTTTGTAAAATAGTAGAAATACGATAAATATTGATGTTCCCGGATACATCATACCCTCCCATTTGATTCAGTGAAGTAAATATATCTACAAAGTCCTCGTTTGTAAATCCCGGTTCCTCCAAGGTTAATGTTCCAGATACGTCAAACAAAGATACTTCGTCTGCGTGTTCGTAATAATTAATAATAGTTCGTTTAAAATCGCGATATATAGTACTAAATCCCCCCACGCTGATGATGTTATCGGTAATAATATCGGGCAGAAGGTCTTGATAGTTAAATGAAATGTCTTGTATCGGAAATGACCCAGAAGACACGTCAAACGATGATTGAAGTATATTGTTATTGGATGCGTCTTTAAACAATCCTATTTTTTCATTAAATGTCCGTACATTGACCTTAATTTGCAGAGCCAGTGTTAAATCAAGTTCTTCTACATCCATTTCGGTAACCATGGGTATTGTTCCAAAATGTTGTTCTAATTTAAATCCACCTATTGCAGGTATAGCATAGTAAACCCCAATAAATCGTGAATATTGAGTAGTAGATGTTTCAGTAGTCATAGCAATTATACTATATGTACTGAAAGAGTATTGACTCATAAATCATAAATCAGTTTAAAATCTAAGCAAAATGAAAAATTCGAGTTATTCATGGGTAAAACTCGTCCACGTTCATCGAATAGTCGTATCCTTAATCGTTGAATATCTACTGGACCAAAATATCGCCGTGGCTCAGTAATAATATTAAAGTCATTTTCCATTATCAAACTAAAATACGAGCCTTTGATTGATATGCGTGCTAAAATATTCGGACTCATAATAGAATTATTAAAAACATTGACAAACTGATTATTCGCACTATTCGCAAAGTCGTCGACTGCTAAATAAATATATCGTATATTTGCTGGTTCGATTACCGTATCGGCAATGTAACTGGTTGAACCACGATATTTCCTCTTTATAAATCCTAAGTTCCACCCGAATTTCGTAGAAACCTCCACTTTATCCACATTTCCATTAATGTCTTTTGTAAAATCTAATGTGATAGATTTGATTAACCCAGCGTGAAGTCCAGTGGGGGAGATAGATACCTTACCTGTTCCTGACCCCGATGATGTTATATCGTGGGTTAAGGTAATGTATGAGAAAATATCAGTAGGATTCACAAGGGTATCGTTCGAGTTGCGTGGAGATAATAACTTATTTACTGTATCTAGTAAGTCACTCGCATTGTAATTACCGTCGGGAATAGTTATTATTTTTTCTGAATTGACTAGGTTACTTGAGTTATCAAACGCATTATGGGATACATGTAAATATAAGAAATTATTACCAAACTCTTTACATATACCATAGAATGACACGGGTAATTCAAGTGAAGATAAACTCATCGAAACAACCTTGTTGAATTTGATTGGCATTTGTATAGAAAAGTCTGAACTTTGGGTGCTATATAAATTATCACGGAATCTCGTATCTATATTTAAACTTTTCGTAAGGATACGTGTATTTAGTTGATTTAATTTTCCTGGAAAAAACTCACTATTGGACGAATGAACGAACTGTGTATCCTGGCGGTTTATCAATTCATTGGTGCGAGGTTCTATTTCTTTAGAAATGGGCGTATCCATGGTATCTAATTTGTAATTTTCTGGAACCGTTGTAGGCTTAGCTAAATCCCCTTTCCTGCATTTTACAAATATTAACCAATTCTTTGCTAATTCTAAAAATTCTATTAAATCGCGTTTGAACCGTTTATTGATATGTCCGCTTGATAATAGTTTTTCGCGGATACTATATTCTTTCAATTCAATATCGCCTTCAGTATATTTGGTATTGGGGTTTATTTGAAAAAATCGCTCCAAATCATTTATATTATAGTTATTTATATCTAAATCTAATTGTTCCATTACTTAACTACGAGTATATATTATTATATCATTTGAATTATAAATAATATTCTGCGATTTAGTATAGTAAGTTATATTACGAATATTTCTTTTCGGCAGTTTTATTATACAGTAATATAATATGTCTTCAAGTGATTATACGGCTCTACGTAAATTAAAAGAAATACAAAATAGTTGTGATGTAGATGAATTTGGAGATCCACTGTCTTCATCATGGTACGATATCCCGATGGATGAGAGAACCGATTGTAGTGTAGTATTAGGTACTGGACCTACCGGTCCTATGGGACAAACCGGACATACGGGATATACGGGGTATACGGGACCCGCAGGTGATACAAATGGTGGTATATTTACTATATATGCTGAATCGCCAGGGTTCTATGCATCTAATGCGGGTTTTATATTTGCGTTCGGTGCGGGGATGGAAGGTTCATCCACATCTGGGGTAGAAATAGGTGCGGATTGTTCGCTGAATTATATAGGTGTTCGTGTAGCATCTACACCTACCTCTTCGGGTGCTATCGAAATATATAAAAATGGCAATGCTACGGGTATTGTTCTATCCGCATTATCCGACCATCACTTTGAATCTGACTTGAGCTATGGTTTTTTACAAGGGGATTATATAAATATTAAATGTCTAACTGGAAGTGGTGGGTCAGTAGTAAACGTCTCTATGTGGTTTTCAACGCAAGGAGTAAAGGGTGAGAAGGGAGATACTGGGGAAAAGGGCGAAACGGGCGACCAAGGTCAAATTGGTCCTATTGGTCCGGAGGGTATTAAAGGAGATACTGGAGACACTGGATATACGGGTCCGCATGGTATTAGAGGAGCACCCGGAATTCAAGGTGAAATCGGTCCTACTGGGTATCAAGGTATCCAGGGAGAAATAGGTCCGATAGGCTCAAAAGGACACACTGGCGAGATAGGTCCTACTGGTTATACTGGGTATACCGGACAACAAGGCATTCAGGGTGTGATTGGATTAACCGGTTATACGGGGTCTACTGGTCCTCGTGGTATTCAGGGAGAAATAGGTCCGATAGGCTCAAAAGGACACACTGGCGCGATAGGTCCTACTGGTTATACTGGACCTCGCGGTATTCAGGGCATTCAAGGCATTCAGGGTATTCAAGGTGTGATTGGATTGACCGGCTATACTGGTTATACTGGTCCACAGGGTATTCAGGGTATTCAAGGTGTGATTGGATTGACCGGCTATACTGGTTATACTGGTCCACAGGGTATTCAAGGTAATATTGGTCCAGAAGGTCCAAGAGGACAAATTGGGTTAACCGGTTATACCGGTCAACGAGGCATTCAGGGTATTCAGGGTATTCAGGGCGAAATCGGACTAACTGGATATACCGGCGAACAAGGCATTCAAGGTATTCAGGGCATTCAAGGCATTCAAGGCATTCAAGGTGAGATCGGCGTAACCGGTTATACGGGGTATACTGGTCCACAGGGAATTCAAGGTATCCAAGGTGAGATCGGCGTAACCGGGTATACAGGGTATACTGGGTATACTGGACCACAAGGCATCCAAGGTGAGGTGGGAGTGACTGGACCTACAGGATATACCGGTATTCAGGGCGAACGTGGATATAGAGGTGAAGGAGGAGAGGTTGGTTCACAAGGAGAAAAGGGAGACACCGGATATACCGGGTATACGGGTCCTCAAGGAGACAAAGGTGAGCCTGGACCACAAGGTATTTCGGGCAATGATGGTAATGACGGTCCCGTAGGACCAAGGGGATATGATGGTATAGACGGACCAATCGGAAAAACAGGTCCAACTGGTGAAGTCGGACCTGGATTTTTAGAATCTTTAAATGAAGATATTCGTTTTAACGGTGGGATAACAGTAAGTGGTGATAGCCACTTTGAGAATCATGTAAGGATTGATGATGAATTATGTGTATTTTCAAATATAACGGTGTCTGGTGATATCTTACCCGGAACTGGCTATTCTAATAGTATTGGTTCAGTAGAAAAACCATTCAAAAATGTATACATTCAAAGTTCTACATTATATTTTGTAAATGAACTAACTCGCGAAGAAGAATTGGCATTTGAACCTCCTGTTGTAAATTCTCTTTCAATCATAAATGGAAAATTAGAACTAAGCATAATTGATACCACGACAAACGAAGTCACCTCCAATTTAAAAGTAGGAAGCAACTTTGTAAATAGGAGAGAAGATAAATCCTTTTTTGATACCATTACACAACAACCGTCGGTATTCACCAAAGATACATCCGTTTATACTGATGGTTCTAGTAACACTACAAAGGACTTAACCGTGTATTGGCACTATGACGATATTATTGCGTTTATGACAGATACTTCCTACCAAGCATTTTATAATAATGATACCACTTACAATAGGATAATACCTCATATTAATAATCTGTATGTGGATATATCCTATTCGACGGTAACTAACGGATGGGCGAATTATAAAACAATACCTATTAATAGTGATTACAATGTTTCCCAATACAAATCCATGACAATAACCCGCAAAGAAAATGCTCCCAGTGGCAATTCCTCATTATCCACGTTAATGTTCCAAGACGACATTGTGAATTTTGATGTTCGTGTATACGGCGAAAATCTGGGATATAATTACCCTTCAGTAGAAGAAAGAGCTCTTATTTATGAAGGGGTAACATTTAAACCACCGAGTCCTCCGGGTGTATTTAATTTTAACAATAGCAACATCAATAATTATCAACAATTGACTTTATCGTATAATTATACCGAACCCGAACAAGGTAATCCCAATTCTACCGCGGTATTAGAACAAAGTCAAACAAAATACGCCGAAAATGACACATTGGCAAGTAGTTCCTACGCATTAAACTCCACCGTGAATACAGATATAGAGACGGACGAATCAATCACCGGAGGCAATAATTTCACAATGGTATTAAATGGGCTTCGGGCGGGTACCCAATATGATTTCTTGACAAGAATTAAAAATGATTTAAATGCGAATTATACAGTAAGTGATAATTCATGGAATCTTGTCGGAACTACTGTACCTTTTGATGAGGTGAATGGTCCAACCACCTATACCACATTGCCTTCCAGTGGTGGATATTCATCCACGTATGTCCCACAATTAACTTATAATACGACTACAAATGTAACTACTCCTACCTCGATAAACGCAACCATCACATACATTAATGTATCCGACAATCAAACTGTTGTTCCTGGAAAAACGAGTATTCAATCGTTTGAAGTTAGCAACTCGGGGGCAACAACGGGTAGTACCAGTGGATTTGGAAAATACATTGATGATATAAATGATTTGGTTCAAGTAAAAGCATACATCAACAACGATTTAAAACAAACCATCTCGTATCAGGGATTTACCCCAACAGAGAGCACTAAATCTGGGACAACCACGAGAACCGTAAGTTCAACCGGAGTAAATTATTTTGACAGTAACGAACAAGGAGATATACACGCAAACGATTCACAACAACAAGGGTTTAGATTGTATGGTAAATTCAAATTAATAACCATACCTAACAATAGTGTAGAAACCGGAGTAGGTATTCCAAGTAGCATTCCCTATTCATTAAAACTAGAGTTTTTGCGCGATATTGCCAATAGTGGGGGGTCGGCATTAACCGCAACTTCATCGGATATATATGTCGACGAATTACCGAACAATCCCTCCATTTCACAGAAAACGGAAACCGCAATAGTAACCAGTGTAGTGTGGACGATGGGTATTCCAAGCGTTCAAAAATACAAAATAGACTGTACGAGAACCTATGCAAATGTCAATTCGCAGTATAAGTTTATTCGCGGCGATAGAAAATTGTCTTCTGTAACTAACGTAAGTAATTCATCAAACACGTCGAATAGTAATGGTTTTACAAATGGTACTATATACATTGATAACACCGCAATTACTGCGACCGGCGAATATGTATATGACGATTCACAATTCTCAACCGCAAATAACAACACCCTTCATAATCTGCATTATACCGGTTCTCGTGACAGTAATGACTCATTGGTTACATTGAGTGAGACAGTATACTCATTAAAATCGTCGGGAGTAAGTAATAACATGAGCGTTGCGGTGAATCATCATTTTGACAAAGAGAGTTATACTGGTATGGGTACTAGTCTTTCATCCAAATTAACGCTCGTAGATATACACGAATTAGCAGGCGCTACGATAGACAAATTAAATGATGATTTAGGTGGACTGGCAATAGACGAATATAACTCACATACAACCATACCAAAAGATTGGACGTTATTATACTACAATGGTGTATTTAAAGCATCCAACTATCCAAGTGTTCCCGGATACGAATGGAACGGACTCGCCGGTAATTATACATACAACGCAGGACTTTCCGGCTTATCAACAAGTGGAACAGAAGAAACGACGGGTACGAGATACAAATGGATAGCATTTAAATTAAATAAACTTTCTTCGAGTCAATATCAGTTGAATAATAAATATTACAACCTGAAAGACACAGGCGGAATCAAATATTTATCAGTGACTGATATGCTTTCCAATAGCGGATTATTTACTTCTTCGTCTATAAATAACCTATTTAATAGTAGCAATAATGATATAATCGGATTCTGTCGAGTAACCAAAACGATTAACGGTTCAAATCTTCCATATATCGGTAATTTGAAAATAGATTTCTCTCCTACTGGAGGAAATTGGACGTTAAATGGTTCCGCACAAACTGGATATGCTGGTTCAGTAAGTCAATCGAATGGAGCTCGTGTATTTTCCGGAACCGAATATGGTTTTTATCTATCCCCAGCATCGGTGAATGATGATTTAACCATGTTTGTAGGAATAAAAGTATAATTTTTAAGAAATATGTCTTATATTATATTAGGTGTATAATATAAATAATAATGAGTGATACAGTAAATCTTGACATAGACGAAAAAGTAAATGTACTATTTAAATCAGCTCTTGGGTTTCCATCGGCAGAAGAATCAAGACAATGGTATGAAGAGACTACGGTTCCGTTTAATAACTATATAATAGGTGAGAACATATTTTTAGATGAAGTTCCGTCATCTCCAGATTTTAATATAAATGGTGTAGTTAGGACTGCTACCGACATAGGTCTCACCACAAGTGATTTCGCACAATATAATGATGACGAGAACAATAAAGCAACTTGTAGTATCGTGGATGATTCAACGGGAACCGTTCGCCGATATAATTTACTAATTTTAGAAGAAACGCCGGAACTAGCTAAGCCATATTCATCATGGTATAAATTAAATAGTGATTCTGATAATATTATAAAGGATTCGTTACAATTTAACTACAAACAATATACTGAGAACTCTGTATTAAAACAACCATACATATATAAAGTAAACACTCAGAAATCATTGAGCACTCCCATGCCTTTTGGCAAATTTGGCGGTAATTGGTTGGTTGATTTTAAATCCGGAATCGTCCTATTTTCCGACGTGGATAATTTCACAAATGGAACACAAACTAACGTCGTGTTTCAAATCAACAGCTCAAACAATCGTCCGGTATTGAGTATCTACACATACATTGGCAGAAAGGGACTTGCCCGACTGATAACTACCGGCGATGATGTAAGTGAAATTACAGACCCGAAACCGAATCAAATATTCATTAATAACACCACAAATTATATGCTTAGATATGACGGAACACAATGGCTATCAATTGGAGGAAGTAGTGAAGTTGACGCAAACCTAGATTTAAAAGCACCTAAGGATAATCCAACATTTACAGGTAACGCCCGGATGGACGGTGGGTTTATAAAACAATGGTTCTAAGATAATATATATTCATAAATATATACTATGTCTATTGCTACACTAAAACGAAAAACACAAACAAAATATAATAACATGAGTGTAGGCTCTCAAGGGTTTTCCATTAATGGTGTGTTTCGTAACCAAGGTTATGTAGGACAAACATCATTGTCCCGTTCTTTTCCTAGAACTTTGCAGCAAGGTCACGGCGGTTGTTGCGGAACATATAACAATGTACCGGTCGTAATGTCTTCTGTAACGAGCACGGAAGATTCTAAGACCGTAAAAAAGAGTGTATTAGGAACGTCGGGTATGTTACGGTCAAAATACAGATGGGTGAATCGTCCACAGCCATATGCCACCGTAAAACCAGATGTAAATAACAATACTAGCGACCAAAGTACATATACTACTAACAAGGCAAAGAAGACGGTCAGTGAAATTAAAAGGGGAAATGACCCAGATGACACTTCATGCACTAATGTAAACACCAATACCAGTTCGTGTGTGAACCAGAAGAATGTATGTGATAGTGTGCGTCCTGAGGAGGAGTATCTTCCTATTTCTAGCGGACTGTATACTGAACTATTAAATAACACGTGTCAGGAAAACGATGTCGTTACACAAAGACCAACTTGCGGAGTACCCTTACCCGGTTTATAAAATTGAAATGGTGTAAATAATAGAATGTAAGTCATTATATTATTTAAAATGTCAAAACCCGATTCAGACCCAGAATTAGAAGCTTATTTACAAAGTCTTCCACCCAAAGAAGTAAAGGCTTACCATATTGCGAAAGACCATCTTGGTATGACCTATCAATATGAAAAAAGTATTGGGTATTTAGCATGGAAAAAAAGTCAAACTGAAAATAAATAAATGTCCCTATTTCTGTTGGTTTAGTTTATAATCTTTATAATTCATGACTTGTCCTTGGAGTTTAGATTCACTAACAACCCCATTCAGTAAATTTGTTTTGAATCCATTCAATTTGTTTTCTTTTTTTATTGGTTGTAGGATAGAGTAGTTTCTAACAGGTCCCACTGATATAAATTTATTGCGATAGAAAACGCGTTCTGGTTTTCTTGGAACGTTATTTTCGTCGGTTGTATCGGATTGGTTCTTCGTTTTATAATTCTTAAGCTTTGCGAAAGGCGCGTCTTTAAACATGGATTTACCGGAACTATTTTTATCTGTGTCTTTTGATTTCTTCTTTTCAACCATATGTATTTGTATAAATGGCGAAGGGTCTTTTTCTGGAGTTGTTTCATCGTCAACAAAAAAGTCCCTACATCTATATATTCTCACGTATTTCATTGCTACTGCGTTTAATATAGCATAGGGAATTGGCTGTGAATCTGAATAATATGAAAATCCTTGTTTGTATGGGTCATAATACATAATAATATTTCCCTTGGGTGTCTGTTCTATCAACGTTTTCTGTTTCCATTTTCGTTCTAACTCATTATCAACGTCTCTCATTGTTTTTATGTAGTCGTCTTTGAAATAAAACTCCTTATCTATATTTGAATTCATATCACTATTGGACTGTTTAAATGTATCTAAGAACGCATTCGTATGTTTACTATTATATTCTTTTGTAATATCTACAGGCGGTATTATTACTTTGTTGTAATCATTTATACGTTTTAATACATGTCTCCATATCATATTTCCGCCAACAAAAATAATCGGTTTTATCAAATTCATCATATGTTCTTGCGCCGGTTTCATAAAAAAATCCATACTGATATAATCAATTAGAATATAATGTTTATGCTGTTTTACTTGTTAATATTAGTCTTTCTTAGACGTTTGTTCTGTAACCTCTGCTAATCTTACTTCGAACAATTCCTTGATTTCATTGTTTAGAAATGGAACTTCGATGCGCTCATACGTCTTATATGGATTGTCTGGATGAATACAAACCAAATATAAACTGGTTACTTTTTTCCCATATTTATGTTCGAGAATAGTTTTATACACATTTAATTGAAGGGCATAATGCCAAAAGTTAGTATCAGGAAGGTGTGAAATACACGGCGTGGTAGAATATTTGCCGAAATTACTCTCGTGTTGGATTTCTTTACACCTTTTCCAATCATAAATCTGTAATGTTCCGTCGGGGTTCTCAAAAATCATGTCGACTGACCCAGACAATTTCAACTCCTCATAATAAATCATCCATTCTGTACGATATGGTTTCAATTCTTTGAAATCATCCGCGAATTTGTTGAAATAGGTAAACTCTATGCTATTATTTACCACTTCTTGATTATTATAGTGACATTCAATGTCATAATGCATTCGGGTCCCAGCATTAGCAGCTTGGTCTCTGTTATCATCCCACATTTTATTAATTTCTTCTCGTGTCATCTTGTAGTATTTATAGGAAGGGTCTGTACCCCATTTCTTACTTTTCAAGATATTGGTGATAATCTTGTCAGAATCAAACTTTTCAAAATGATGATGATTCCATGTGGTTACTGATGTATATCCGCCTCTATCGCCGAGAACAGTATAAATATGCGGACCTTCCTCAAACGATATATCCTTGTCACGTGGATGAGGATTCAGTTCCGCCAAATATGTTGGAACCGGGTATTCAACTTGTTCTACGAAATCGGACATGTGCGTTGTCTTGTATATAAACTATAAAAAAGATGTAGTGATATGCAGAAATCAATTTTTTACGCCATTTGAATATTATGCTACATATTCAACTATGCTTTTGATATTCTGTTTCACTTGTGTAAATATATCTTTTCTTAACTTCTGGAACAAAGTATCTTTTGTCATGTTGCTACCAAGCACCTTTCCATGATAATTTAGGTATAATTCGTTGTATTTTTCAGTTGTGTTAATTTGTTCGCTATGAACGTCATACCAATATGTTTTAAAGTCATACAAGAACTGGTTTGAAATGCGACGTAAATACTTATCTAAGTCATTGTTTTGAATCTTCATCCACTTCTTTGTACCAGTTTCGTCCAGGTTGAAGATATAGAATGTATTTGAACTATCAAATGTTCGTATAGGCACGGCATTCGTATCCATCTTATTAATAGCATTCGTCATAAGATGTTTTAATCCTCCTAATAAATCGTTCTCGTAAACCGACGGTAAACTATTATGGACGTCGGGTAATATCTCCTTCTTTATCCACTCCGAGAATGTCATTGTCATATGAGATACACTTTCTTCACTATTCAAATACTCTAATATATTATATTTTCGTTTCGCTACTTGCTGCAGACGTCGATTGTCTTTTTCGAGCTTGTCAATTCGAGTAGACATATGTTGAATTAATCGATACATTTCATGCTGGGTTGGAATAGGTGCTAAGAGGTCAATTTCATTGTTTTGTTCGCGTCTTGATTTAAATAGGAATTCACAACACAATAAGTGCCGGTCATAGTTGAATTTTTCTTTGTATGTTCGCTTGCAATAATTACAGTCGTAGGTAGTCGACATTGGTGTTGTTTTGATATCTCCCACGACCTACGTTGATTTTCAATTTTGCGAGTATTTAGAAAGTATTTAAGAGGACGGGACTGATAAATAATTTATCGTATAGTTGTATACAATGTTAAAGAGTCTTTTATCAAATAGTAGAGTTCAAACAATACTCATCTCCCTTCTAGCTTTATTTACAATCACACAGACATTGAAGTATATGGATTTATATGAAGGTATGGAGAACAAGAAAGATGTTAAAATCAGTTCCGACCATAAGAAAATCGCAAAAACATACAACTTTTAAATCTTCAAGGGGGTGGGTAATGTAGTATCTAAGCAAAACGTATGAAACGGTATATAATTTATCACATAGTATATTATATACACAACACAATGAGCCAGTATTTTGATAAAAGTGAATTGTTTTTAGAACCAAAAGTAAAACAATATGGTAGTCATATGGTTATGTCTAACGTCCATAAACCCAACAAAACCAAATACGTGAATGTTGACACAAAGTTTAGTGACGAGTACAATAATTTTACCGTAGCAAACTACAATATTACCTTGCCCGAACGTATCAACGATGTCAAGACGATTACTGTTACCAATATGGAATTACCTATGTCATTTTATAACATTTCATCCGCATTGGGTAATAATAGTTTTCAAATTACCAATTTAGAGGTTGATAATACAATACCATATTTAACACAATTATCTACAGGGACTATTAATGCAGACAACAAATTCGTAGATACGATTATCATTCCCGATGGTTATTACACGATTGATGAATTTAAGACGACTATTAATAACCAAATTAACAAACTCAAAAGAATACCTACCAATAGTAACGGCAATATTGTAGTTGACGAGAACGCAGCGATTGTATATGAATCAGACGGAGTTACCATATTAACATTGACTACTGACAATTGTTTATGTGATGCTGATGGAACCCCCACCTATATAAAATGGGGAGATGCCGACCACACTACCATTCCCGATGGAAGTGCGGCTGGTGATTATGTGCTCGATGCTTACGGAAATTTCAAAGTAAAACTAACCAATGGCACCTATGTATTCGTAAGCAATCACTTAAAAAACACGGATGATTTGCGTTTTGATTATTATACAAAAGGATCGCGTGGTTCTCAAGGATATTTTTATTCAACGGGTTCCAATATGGAAATTGATTTCACGATTAACGACGCTGGAAATTTTGATAAGTACAACTTTAAATCAAAACTCGGGTGGGCGTTGGGTTTTCGTAACTTAACTTATACGGTCACTTATAATTATGCGCCTTCTCAAGGTGATTATGACCCGACCGATGGATTAGGTCCCGACGGACAGCCACTGACCTATGGCGATTTTTTAGTAGATTTAAATTCGCCCCGTTACGTCTATTTGGCGTTAGAGGAATTCAATAAGGGTAACCAAAACTCCTTTGTATCCCCCACGTCTTCGTCTTTAATTAATAAAAACATAATTGCGCGTATTTCGTTGGACCGTGCGAATCACGGATTTGGCGAGTATTTACCTGCGAATAAACAGAATGGATTGTTATTAAGCGATATTCGTGGATATAGTGGTAAAATCGATTTACATAAAATTAATCTTCAAGTGGTTAGTGACATTGGAACTCCATTACCCTTGAATGGCTACGACTTTTCATTGTGTTTGGAGGTGGAACACGATTAATACGATAAAAAATTGAATCCAAGTATAATAATTTGAATTCAATAAAATAGAAACTATTATCATGACTGAGTTTGAAAAAGGATTGGATGCGTTCAAATGCGATGCTGATGCTGATGCTGATGCTACTTCGGCGGGAATAAAACATGTAGATATTGGAAGTGTGGGTTCTCCTCCTATTATGAAGGATGACCTTGACCTAGCTGAACTTTCGACAGAACAAAAATACGCATATCGAAAATTTGTCAAGGGGGAAAACTTATTTATAACTGGACCAGGAGGCACGGGCAAAACACATCTAATAAAGCATCTGATTGAAGTTTCGACAAGTATCAAAAAAAATATACCTGTATGTGCGATGACTGGATGTGCGGCGGTATTATTGGAATGTAACGCTCGTACCCTTCATTCTTGGAGTGGTATAAAACTCGCAAAAGGGGACAGTTCAGTCATCATAACGAATGTGTTACGAAATAAACATACCATGAGACGATGGCAAAAGGCGAAAGGGTTAATTTTAGATGAAGTCAGTATGCTGTCGAAAAAAATATTTGAACTTATTGAAAAGTTGGCGCGAGTCATCAAAAAAGATACCCGCCCATTTGGTGGCATGCAAGTAGTGTTTACCGGAGATTTCTGTCAATTGCCACCCGTTGGTACTTCAGGCGAGGAGGAAACGAGTCAATTCTGTTTTGAATCTTCCAAATGGACGAATGTATTCAAGCCAGAAAATCATATTGAATTGAAGACCATGTTTCGTCAAACAGATACAGTATATATAGACATCTTACAACAAATACGTAAGGGATATTTGGACGAAGATAAAAAGGCGATACTTGAAAAATATGTCAAACGCGATTTTGATTCAGAAACAACGAATGGATGTATCCCAACAAAGTTGTTCCCTTTGCGGTCGAAAACTGATTATGTGAATACTATGATGTTTAAACGATTAAATGAAACAGAGCATGTTTCCGAGGCTATTCGTAAAACCGACTGTACTACACACATGGATTCAACAAAACCACTCTCCTTTGAAACTATTCGCAAATGTCGCGATTTAAGTGAAAATGAAACGAAATACGAATTAGACTTACTAATGAATAGTATTCCGTCAGCCCAGGTTCTTCGCTTGAAAAAGGGGGCGGCTGTAATGTGTACTGTCAATTTGGATATGGATAATGCTATATGTAATGGTTCTCAAGGTGTTATTACGGACATTAAAGAATTGGCAAATGGCGATATATTACCCGTCGTCAGATTCGCAAATGGTATTCAGAAAACTATTCAATTACATTATTGGCAATCTGAAGAATATCCGACATTAGCGATCGGTCAATATCCATTATGCTTAGCATGGGCGTTAACCATTCATAAAATACAAGGAGCCACCTTGAATATGGCAGAAATGGATATAGGACAAAGTATATTTGAATACGGTCAGAGTTACGTAGCATTGTCACGCATTCGGTCTCTTGATGGATTGTATTTATCGGCATTTAATAGTAAGAAAATCGGGGCGAATCCGAAGGTAATTGAGTTTTATGATAGGATTTCAAAGAATGCATTACCTCTATTAGAGGAGACCGACGATGAGATTGTTACAAAAGACACCCCGACAGAATTAGAAGAAGAGTCGTATGATTCAAAGAATGTAAAAGTAATAAAATTTTAATATGTAAAAATATATATAATGGTTGCTGGTAGTATATTACCCGTAACTATCCATAATGATAAATTATATTTTTTATTTGGAAAAGAGAACCCATCTGAAAAAAGTGCTAAGGGGTGGTCTGATTTTGGGGGAAGATTAGAAAATAGAGAAACACCATTTGAAGGTGCGATTCGTGAAGGGAGTGAAGAACTTAGCGGATTTTTAGGAAATAAGTCGCAATTGAAGGCACTTATACGAAAGAACGGAGGCATCTATAAACTAAAATACAACAACTACCATCTTCACCTATTTTTTATTGAGTATGACGAGAACCTTCCCAAATATTTCAATCAAAATCACCACTTTTTATGGGATAACATGGACCATGATGTATTGAATAAGTCAAAACTGTTTGAAAAAATAGAAATAAAATGGTTTTCCGTCGCCGATATGAAAAAACATCGTAAAACCTTCCGCAACTTTTATCAATATGTCACCGACTTATTACTTGAAAATAAAGAGAACATAGACACATTTGCGAGAACCAAGTTTGTAAAATAGAGTTCATTTAGTCACTCACATCTAAAAAAAATACATATTAATTGTATACAACTGTTAATATGTCCTGGAAACAATATGGAGGTATTCGCAAAAATGATAAACTCAATAACCTCGCATTAGGTACATTAGTAGCAGATGACATTATATTGAGACAAGTCAAAGTCACTACCCATATCTTTGATGACACTATTATAGCAAAAAAAGACATACAAATCCATCGTAATTTAGATGTAAGCAACAATGTAGATGTCAGTGGCGAATTAGTCGTACACAAAAACATTTACGCTCCCAACTATGTCATTGGCACAAAAAATGACCTTTCGTTGAATTTTGAAGAGGATGGTGGTTATAGAGCATATATTTCAGCAGATGTAAGCAACCAATATATTGGCGTTGGTACAAACAACCCAAACGCATTTTTTGATATCAGTTCTACGGCAATGGAAAGCTTTGCAGTCAGGAATAATTTACCTTATATAAGAAATATTTTAACTCAAAACGAGAACAATTCCGGTATTGCGGTTGATACAAGTGATAATATAGCCAGTATCGGGTTTTTTCATAAAGACGTTAGCAATTCATCTTCCATTCCGAGTTCTAAGATTATATCGGATACCTCTAACAGCAGTTTGTCGATTGATAGTAGTTTCAATACTATTCATTCCTATGTAGGAACTTACATAACCAGCCAAAATGCTACCACTATTACCACGATTAGCGGTGATATCTCATTAAATTCCGAGTCTTTATATCTTACCAGCGTTAGTGGTGATATCGTATTAGCAGCCGCGGATTCCACGTTTATTACAAGCATTAGCGGCGATATTGATATTAGTGCTAACGAAGGGGATATCACACTACAGTCATTTACTTCTACCAAACTTCGTTCCGCAGTAGCTATTTCGCAAAGAGGAGTCACCGCAAAACTGAAGAATGAACCTATCACTATATACGATAACAGTTTGGCAGAGCCATTTTTGTATGAATACTATAATGATATTGACTTGAAAACCGGTACCGCTTCGGTCAATGTTGCGATTGATAATTCAAGCACTACATTCACTCACTTGCTGACTCCTGATATAAAGGGTCTTTCTATCGGAGGAGGTGCGTATATAAAGGATAGTTCTCGTTCCATGGGAATGATTGGTCTTTCTACAACTGATGCTTCCTTTATACCTTCTCAAAGTTACGTTTCAAATAACGATAGTATAGTATATCGCACAACTACCGGCATTAATACCTACGCACCCCGATTAAATAATTATGTTATGGATATTAATGGACCAACCAGAATCGGTAATGGAGAACTTCATTCTGTAGTAAAACATACTTCTAAGATAACCGATGTACGGTCATCCAAAGGGGCTTTACATTATGTATTCGTAGCAGGAAGACGCGAAGAAAAAATAGATGAGAATTCAGAACCAGAAACCATTGGATATGCTTCATCTGATTCGGGTAAAACATGGACTAAAGTTATTATCGAAAACACCGACTCCTTAAGAACTAACGATATGTACGTTTTTGCTATCGGCGACCAGGCGTACACCATAACATCCAATGCGCGTATTCATCGTTACAATTTTTCAACCAACACCATTGATTTGACAAATACAAATTTTAATAATCTTACCACGACCTCACTTTATGTAAAAAACTTTGACGGAAGTGACCCTGGTATTTTAATTAGTAGTGCCAACCAAATATATTATGCTACCGTAGATTCCAATTTTACGAATTTAACAACATTAGAAAACAGTATTTCTACAAGTATCAACAATCTTGTTGCGTCCGATGGCTACGGAGATAAAGTATATTTTGTAGGATACGGTATCCAAAGTGTGAATTATTCTACTACCATACCTACCCTAGAAACTAGTATCACATCTGGCACCTATAAAACGGTCTCGGCATATACGGAAAATAATGCGGTTGCTGGTGGAGTGAATGTGATTTCATATACGACAAATGGAGGCACTAGTTGGAATGTTGTATATAATATTGTAGTAGACGATTTGTTATTAACTGAATACGTTATCACACGGATTCATATGTTACCAGACGGGCATGGATTAGCGATAGGAACTTACAATAATGGTACACAAGGACTTCTTTTATATACACAGGACGGAGGTAGTAGATGGAAAGATGTACCTAAAGAAATTGCTTTCCATTCCTTTGGAAATGAGGACATATTAAGATTACCCAACATAAATAGTATGTGTATTTCCAGTAACGGGTCCTTTGTATTTGCCAATACACTGGAAGATGTATCCGGTGATGAAGATGAAAATACATACAATAGTGGGTCCAGTGTTATCTATTATGGGTTGTATCCCGGTTTATTTGATGTTTATAATAACAAGGTATTAGATGTCAATGGAGGGATGAACGTAAACGGACAAATCTTACAATTTTAAAGTTGACCCTTGAAGATTTGAAATGATACATTTTTACATAATTACCTATGTAAAAATATAGAGAATCCATGCTGTAATGTATAAGCTGCAATGAACGGAATATTTTCTATCAATTATGATGACCCGCAATTAGACCTCTACGTAGTAAACGCAAACACTATCTTACGCGATATTGTTATTGGTTCTCCTCACCCTAAATATGAAATAACATTGGGGTTAGATAGTAGCATGAACGAAACCACCTATGGTCTAGCCTCTTGGTATAGTCAAGAAATCATATTGAACGAGAACCGAGCAAACAGTATAGTCACATTGAATGAAGTTGAATATCCAATCCTTAGTGTGGTACTCATACATGAAATATTACATATATTTGGAGCGGTAGGACTAGGATTGTATGGATTTATGCATATACGGGGAGAACATGACACGCCGCCAAATGTGTATACTGGGAAACACGGAATAACACAATATAGGAATGTCCTTTCCGAAAATGGAATTGACAGTAAGAACCTACACTATTTACCTATAGAAAACGATTTCGAAGAAGGGACAGTGAGAACCCATTTGGAAGAAGGAACAGATGATGATTACCAACGCGAAAAAAGATATATAAACGATACTCACTATCCGGTCCTAACAAATGAAATTATGACTGGATTCATCAACAAACATAATTATATCACTCCGATTACACTTGGTATATTAGAAGACCTGGGATTTACGGTGAATTACGACTCTATTTATGTAACCTCGACAGGAGAACATCTACACATTCGATAATCCCTATAAAAATTGATTTCTATAGGGATTATCGAATGGTATATATCCTACTAATGCTTAAGGTTATCCACTTTTTAGCCAATGAATACAAATTTGACGTAAAAGGCGCGGTTACCAAACTAAATCGAGCCTTTCCCGAACAATCGCCACTGTTATCTGTAGATAATGATAATGATAATGATAATGATAATGATAATGAAGATATAGACAACTCACAAATACAACCGGCAACTGTCACCACTCCGACCAGCGCATTACTTACTATTATTACCGAACAAAAAGAAAAGGAAAATCGCCTCGATATATGGAAGAATAGTGTATTTAAATTCCTGCCTAACCTTCAGTCCAACAACATTGGCAATGTTGGTG